CATCAACCATCGCAACACATTCCAACTTATTAACACACACACAAATTACACAAGATAACATGCATAACAACATGTTACATCAAGATAAACACAAGACCAAATTGCCTCCAGTGAGTAATTCAATAAGATCAAAAATCAAAAGCCAAAAACTTCTGAAAATGGTTAAAAAACTTAAAGAAAATAACATGGAGGTATTTAAAGTCGTCAAAACCAATGATTTTAGTGCACAATTGAAAATTAAACTAACTTCTCAAGAAGAATTATTGTGCGCTCTGTATAATGAATTGAACTCCAATAAATTAAGTAGAGTGCACTTAAGAAGATTACAGTTGGAACAAATTCAAGAAGCTGGAAAAATTCAATTACCCTTCCCTTGCTTAAAAGAACTAGAATTGAACATTAAATTCATGGTACATTACTGGTTCCAATGTAACAATTGGTTCATGAGATTGAAATTAATTACTTATTCCATTAAACAGTATTTTGTTCAAAAATTCAATTATAGTTACTTAAATGTTGACACTCATACTCCTTACTTGAATTTAACTCATTACTTGATAAAACTGAACTTTAATCATTATATCAATAAACCTCAATCAGGACTTAAATCTCAGATAGGGAAGTTTGTCAATTTAATAAAAACCAATTACTCAGATCTAATTGTAAAAATTAAAAATAACAACCAGAGAATCAGTGAATACTTAATGGACAAATTGAAGGTTTTCAAAGAATATCAAGAAAAGTTGAAAGGTGGTGATTCTTTTTACATCATTAAAGATCAATCAACTGATGTTAACGAGTTATTGTACGAGACACTCCACTCTACTAAAATTGACGTGATCGATACTAAACTAGTGACCTCAAATGTTTTAAACATTATTTGTAGGTTTAAACACCGTCATTACACCCTTTATGAGAGGGTTAAACATTTGATTCCAAGTCCTACTTCAACTGAGTTGAATTTAAAGTCATTCAAAGACGCAATATCAGGAGTGACGATGGATGAGATCATGCTCATTTATAAGTACATCCCCATTTTCCAACAAAATCAGCCTGGTGTTTTGTTTATAATGAAGTTGTTATTGTTTTCCACTTTTTGCCTAAAATATAAATCTCAACTAAATTATAAAAGTGAATACAGAAGGTTCATCGGCCGATTAAAATTGAAGGTCAAAAAACTACTTAGCATAATTCAAGAAAGTTTAAACACTAAAATGATTAAACTATCCACCGAATTGTTAAATTTGATTACGCCTGACTTTTCCAATTTAATGGATTTAAGAGGGGCTAGTTCAGAATTTGAAAAAATGATGATTGAGAGATTAATGAAAAAATTATACAACAGTGAAGTAAAGAAAGAAGAGAAAACTTTGATTATTGAACCATCATCAATGAAGGTTCAATCAGATGAGGATAGTTGTTCAGAAAGTGAATTAACAGAGAGTGAGTTAAAATACGGGGTTTCCACTACTCTAGATTTAAGCAAATGTAAAAGAACTGCTTCAAGCTTAGAGGAAATAGTGAACCAATTTTGTAATGTGCAACCAAAAATAAATAAAAAGAGGAATAAAATGAAATCCACATCAAAGTGCTTTGATTCACAATCCATAAGTAGACATAGACACTATTCAAGTAACAATATTAAAAGAGTGGTAAGGCATGCAAACAAGGTAATGACGCTTAAGAACAATGAGTTCTACTTGTGTGCGAACACTAATTTGAATCAAGATTACAAAAAGTTGAAAGAAGATGACATAACTAACACTCATTTTTGGAGTACCAAGATGTTAATTAATTACAAAAATTATTTCATAAATGACCTTAGAACAAAAGTCAAGGTATATGATCCTCTCAAGAAAACTTATAAAAGAGTTAAATTGTACGAAGCGGCTTCTTATGGTCTCATCAAACCTATTATTCAATTTGAAAACTTTAAAAACAGCCACATCATTAAAGCTGGGCCTAATTACCTTAAAGAATTAGAAACACTGAAACTTTTGAAATTGACATTCAAAGAGATTAAGAAACTTACGCAAGCACCCAAAAATCAAATACTACTGAAAGATCAACCTTATGTTTTTGTAGTGTCAGATAAACCTCAAAACCGAAACAAAAATTGTCTGATCAATTTGAACTTTAATGCGTGTTTTGCATTTAATGGTAGCTTCTATGCTTCAAAATATTCTAAAATTTTAGAGAAGGACTTTGTATTAGAGCAAGAGGAGGAAGAAGCTTTTGATGAAATGGATTTAGACGGTTTAACTGAAGAAGAGATAGAAATGTTGACCGCAGAATTAGAAGAGAAGGACAAAAAGAAAGAAAAGGAAGGTACTAAAGTTAAAGTGTGTCATAACTGTGGAGCTTTAAATGCATCATTTCATTTTGAGAAACGTAAATCGGATATTGAAGAGTTTTGTTGGCAATGTGACATTAACTTAGCTCTCAAAGTCACTTTTGAATTTGATCCAATTATAGTCGAGGCCATTTATGAAACTTATAGAGTCAAAAGATATGTAGCCGGAATATTAGATGAACTTCAAACTATGAACTTGGGTGACATGATAAATGATTTAGATCCTGAGATTTTTAATAGTATTTTAGCAAATGATCTAGACATCATTAACAAACATGTTCAGAACATGTTAATCCTAAGAACTTCTGTCCCGGCAAATATTAAATCAGAAGAAATTACATCTATATTAAAAGAATACAGTTTTGATTTGTTTACTAAGAATGTGGGTTTAAATTACCATGAACCTAGGGTTACTATCCATGAAACATGTGCAGTGCTATATATACAGCGCATGAAAATTAACTGTTTATTTGATATTGAAGGCTGGAATTATGAACATTTATTAAACCCTAGCAACGCTAAAAATGAGGTGAGTTTAACTCATTTCAAACCTAAGAGGTTGGGTACTGATTTAATATGCCTAATGCACCATACAGATCATGATTTAACTACTTTAACCAAAAAACTTGACATATATGACAAAGTCTGGGTAATAGTCCCTCACTTCAATAATCAACTTTATAAAACAGATGGGAGGAACATATTCATAAGTAAACATACACATGCTGTTAAGAACAAATTGAGTAATGTTAAAATGATTTTAGACAATATGGTAGTTAAAAATGAATACGGTGTGTACATTAGTTCCATACCTATTCATGTAACTTCTGAACTGAGCATCTATAATTTAATTGTGTTGGATAAGAGAACTAAGTACTTCAATGATTTGAAACCTATGGATATAGAACACAATGTCAATTTGAAATTAGATAATAACATTGACATTTTTGGCTTTGGGTTGTTTACTAACAACAAAACAAGAATAAAACAAAAATTGTTTAAAGCCATGTGCATTTATAATCTTGATGGTAAGAGATCAATAGAGAATTTAATTCAATATGCAATAGGTCACACTTACAGAAAATTCATAGTTAACAATAATTTGATCAGAGAAAATAAAATGAGCGCTAATAATTTATTAGTACACTCAATTATGTGTTGGTTGTTAATGAAGAAAATGAACGCTGAGTTCACTATGACGTCTACATTAACTAATTATAATTTGAGTTTTCTCATTGCTCCAAATTTGATCAACGACATACTATCTTCTGATTTAATTCAAAGTTGGTTGACTACCATTAACAGTAAAATAGATGAAGCCGGTTTTAACACAACAAATCTCACTCGACTAATCAATGATCACAATTTATATGATCAACTTCTGAGAATAGTAGACAATGAAAGAGTGGTGTACCTTAAAAAATTCCACTCCCCAGCAACTAAAGAATTGATTAATTCAGAAGTATGTTGTCACAATTCCATATTAATACAAGAATTAATCTCTGATGACAATTATCTGTGTTTATGTTGTAAACAAAATTCAGCTTTAGAATATAATACTTATTGTTCAGTTTGTGTACCAGCCGAACTTTATGAGCTAAATGATGACAACACTTCAGAACAAGTGAATTCCGATAACTCTGATGATGAAGCCTACCCTCCTGAGGATGCACTTCATGATAACACTGAACCCTCACTAATTTCAAAAATAAATGAAGTAAGTGAACCAAGCAAAACTAATAAAGATGAAAATTCAATTAATGAAAAATCACAAAAGGAGCTAAACAACATAAGTTCAACTGATAACAATAACAAAACCACTGAACCAGTGATCACAGAAGTGATTGCGAAGAAAACTAAGAATGACTATCAGAACAACCAGATGTTAACCAAAGAACAAAGCGTGGAATTAAACAATTTGTTAGGGTTCATTGGGTATACAAAAGATTTTAAAAATACTTACAAAACATTAAACCCACACGTAGTCAAAGTGAAATTTATAAATGAAGGTTGCCATGAATTTAAAAATAACTGCATAAAGAAAGTTAAACCAAATAACTCTCTAATAAACTCTCACAAAGACTCTTGCGGTTTTGAATCAGTCAAATTCTATCTACAAGATTTGAGTTTTGAACAATGGATCAAATTAGTTAATGCTGACCCAAAAGTGAATAATTATTCAGTTCCAACCATGTTGAATGGGTTCTTCTTGTTAAGAGCCAATTTTATACTAATAACTAAACACGTGAGCTATATCAGTAAAAATAATGAAACAGATTTATTCAATTGCATAGTGCATCACAATTATTTTGATTCAATTATGCACTACACACCGTGTCAAATCGACTTTAAATTCAAACCCGAAGTGTATTATCAATCAATTTTAATCACGCCTGAAATTAGAAAGAAACGCTTGCAGGCAATAGGTTCAGATTTGTTAAATGGTGCAGTGACAACGGTCATTAAACCACATCTTAACTTAAAGATTGAAACTGAAGACATAGTGATTGAAAAAGAAGTGGTCTCGATAAATACAAGTTTTAGACTACTAAACATAGAAGGCGTAGATTACTTGACTAATAATGATAAACAAATAAATAATTACTTCACTGGACAAGTGCACCATTTTGTATCTAAAATTTACTCCAATAGGTTGAGAAACATAATAGAATCAATTAAAGCCTTCAATGATGGGTACGTTTTCAATATACCTAATCATTCCCCATCTAATTTAAAACCTTTCATGATTCAGTACGTTGAAAATTTGATGTACACTTTTCAAATTTATGACTATTTCAATGAACTAATGAACGTTAACACTTTGACATCTTACAACGAAGATACGACTAAATATGACATTATTGATAATAAGTTGATCATTAGATTTAACAACAACCCCAATAAAATTAAAAGTTTAGACTTGATGGTGTTATATGATGGTAGGAAGTATTATAAAAAACTAGTAAAATTTGACTTCAAACACAAAAATTTGTACGTAGAATTGCCACGAACTAAGATTTCTAAAGTTTTCATTAACAAAACTTCATTAGGGTCCACGCTGAAACATTTCTTGGCACTACAAAGATTACATAGATTTAAACAGATAGATTCTAATCATGTACATTTGACCCTTGGAGGGCCAGGGTCTGGTAAGACAGAAGATATATGCCGAAAAGCAGATAAAGACACTATGATAGTAGTAATGACTTCTAAAGCACGCTTGAACATCATTAAAAGATTCACTAAATTGAACATAAACTTCCCACGAGATAGAATTTGTACCTATGAATCATGTT